TTTTTTCAATAATGGATTTTACTTGTCCGAAAGTCATTTTTTTTGTATTTGAATATAAATATTATGAATTTAATAACTTATCCAATTCTTTTGAAATTTCTCCCAAAGATTCTCTAGCTTTTCCTAAATCAAGGAATTGGTCTCCTTTAATCATGTTATTTTCAACTAAAATATTAAAGTCCTTCTTTCTTGATTCAGGTGTTACTTCAGCCTCACCTCCACCTGCTTCTGCCGGTGGTGGAGCTTCACCTCCTCCTAATTCTCCACCTGCTGGTTCAGGTAGTCCAGCTGGTTCACTTCCTCCTCCGAATGATGGTAGTGGACTTTCAGTTTCTGTTTCAGCACCTTGTGTTGTTGTGGTTCCTGTTGTTGTTCCGTAAAGTTTGTCGATATTATCGAAGAATCCTGTCTTTGTGATAACTGTTGCAGTTGCTTTCAATTCTTCACCAACTGCTCTTTCAATTCTTTGTTGTTGTAAGTCAAGTTTAACTTCTTCATCAGACCAACCAAAGATGTGTTTCTTAGCCCATGTAGATGAAGTTGCTTGAATACCATTTCCTGGGTCTGCAACTAAATCTTTGTATAATAATACTTTTTCTTTCCAAACATCTATTTTTAATAGGTCGGCTTGTGTAGATGGGTTTGAAAGACCTAAAGTAAAGTTTGATAATTCATCTTCGAAACCTAATAAGAATAAATGGACAATTGCAATTTTGTTTAGTTCTTGCAAAATACTTTTTTGAATCCTATTAATTGTTCTGGCAAATCTAATATCTTGAAGAGATAAATTCTTACCATCACCAACAACTTCTTCAAATCCTAAAAATGCTTTTGGAACACGAAGAGCCGTCAATAATTTCTTCTGAATATATTCAATATCGGCAATCTCTGATAAGTTTGTAGCACCAGCTAAAGTATCAATTGGATTTGGCGCTGCAGGGTCTCTCACAGGAACGAAGTAATCTTGGTCAACTGCCATTTGGTTGAATCTCATATCTACGTTACCTGTCTTACTGTCTACAATTTGTTCTCTTTTGAACTTATTGGCAACACGTTGAACATATGCTTCAACATCGTCATCATTCATGTTTCCGACGAATACTTTGAATACTCTTCTTTCAGGAGCTCTTGATGTTCTATAAATCAACATCGCATCTTCAGAAAGTAACAATTGTTTCCAAATTCTTCTTGCTTTTTCTAACATAGAAGTTCCGTATGGGAGTTTTCTATCGTCACCCAATAATCTAAAGTGGGCAATCTCCCAAGTTTGGAATTCCATGTTCTTGTTCTTCCAAGTAAAAGTTAAGGCTTTGTTCGGTTCAGTTTTTTCAATCTGAACTGAAATCTTTTGACTCGCACCTACCTCATGTCTTTCAATCTCAATTGTTGGTAGTTGTTGACATCCAACAATTCCTCTCTCAGGGTCTAACTTCAAGTAAACAAAGTTATCACCATATTTACAGGTATTTCTTGTCCACATTGGAAGGTTAGTGTTAATATCAAGTGCGTTATTGAATAAGTCAGCTAATACTGATTTGATTCTTTTTGATTCAGAATAAATCTGAAGAATGAATCCATCTTCGTTTGTCGTTGTAGATTCTTCAGCGTAGATATCTAATGCTGCAGAAATTTCAGGAGTATACTCCATCGATTCATAATCATACTGGGCAGATAATCTTGATGGTTCGTAATAGATGGCTTGAGAATATAAATTGTTTTCAACCTTTGTCCATTGACCTGCCAAATAGAATGATTGTTGAGCTTGAAGTTTTTCCTTCTCATATTCTTCTCTACTTTTTGTGCGTAATATTTCTTTCTTATCAAACTTGAAAGTTGGATAGTCTTGACCCAAAAGGGAATTTGGACCAAAAGTTTTGGATAATCGTTGCCAAACTGTTAAATTCTGTTCTGCCATGATACAATTTTACTTAATTCTTTGATAATATAAATACTATCAACCCCCGAATAACCACTTATATGTTTCGTAGTCTTTTTTTGATGCTCCATTATTCCATACTCTTGAATCTTTACCCATCTGTGGAATCATTGGATTAAAGAAATCAGAAGTATTTCTATTTTCATGAACATTACTTGTCCAAGAATTTAGCATGGCTTTTGTATGATTTGTAACTTTATTTAAAGATTGGAAAGATTTTTCAGCAACATAGATTGCCATAGAAATCCCCATTATACAGTCATCATGATGATTTTTTTGGTGGTCCGGTCTTCCATTGATATAAATGAAAGTATTCATTTCGTTGTATAATCTATTTGAATATACTCTGAAATCATGTCTCATACCTTCTTCAAATGCTGCAATAATTTGAACTCTTTTACTATTGAAGTTAATACCTGGTATTTTTTCATTTAATTTGGGGTCCCATTTCCATTTATTGGTTGTGTCAACATTATCAACATACAAACCACCTCCATAAGACATTTCTTGCATTTTTCTTGCAGTTGAAACACCCATACCTCCCGTAATATCCACAACACAATAAGCGTTATACATCGTTCCCCACTTATACGCAATTTCCGCTATAACATCTGGTGGAACTTTCCCAACGTATTCTAGCACCTGTTCTCTTTCATCGAAATCAATGATTTGGATACACGAGAAGTCCTCCGAATCTCCACGTGATACATCGACACCCATAACATATTTGTGACCGTTAACGGGTTCTTTAAATATCCATAGAGACCCTCCCATCAACTTAGCGGATGGTTCTCTTAACATATTCTTGGAAATATTCTGCATAAGTTCAGATTCAAATACGTTATCACCTGAACCCAAGAAGTTACATTCCAATTCCTGAGCAACCTTACGTCTATCGAATTTCAATTTCTTAACCATCCCTTCAAACCAAGCGGAACATGGTTTATATCCTTGTTCGATGTAATCAGTAGTAACCTTATGGTCTCTTTCATATGGATTTTCAATCGATAAATCAACAATCAAATCTTTGGAATACTCTTCTCTGTTAAGAAGATAATGAACCAAATCGTTTGTTTTAACCATGAAAAGGTCTTTTGTATAACGAGGGTCACGATACCAAAACATTTCAGATATTTTGAAATCGTTCATGTTTCTTAAAGACTGGTCATAAATTTCATAATAGATTGGGTCATATCCGTTAGGAGTTGAAACCACAATAACCTTACCACCCGTAGATAGTGAGGCCATACACGCTGACCAGAAATCTCCGTCAGCCTCAATGAACGCTGCCTCATCAAAGATAAGGATGGTCGGGGTATAACCTCTCAGGGCATCTTTAGATGTTGCAACAGATTTAACTTCACAATCATTTGTAAGTTTAAAGTGTCTTTGAGAGTTTTTTTCTTTCGAAAATCCAACACCGACCCATGATGGCCACTGTTCTGTAAAACTTCTAATCTTGTTAGCCATCTCGACAGATGTATCTAACTTATTGGCAATGATTAGAATCTTTTCAGGTTTTTGTTTTTTGGCAAATACCAATTTTTTTGAAGCCCAAGCTGCGGTAACTGTTGATACACCCGCCTGACGATATTTCAATGCAATATTTTCATTGTGGTTATCGTAGTCTTCAATCAAACTTACTTGGTCAGGAAAAAGGTCTAAGGGAACATACTTTGAAACTGTGTTATCGTATGTCTGTAAATAAGTTCGAAGTGCATAAGGAGTATTCCTCATACACTTCGTTACTTCTATAATTAATTGTTCTTTAGTCACAAATCATTATTTGGGTCTCGATATACCCAAACTACCTAAGAAATCATCCAAGTCATCTTCATCATCGTCATCACTGTCCGATTCTGTGTCATTCTCTTCTTTGTAATTCTCAAACTCTTCTTTCATCTGCATCGCTTCCTTCATAATTTCTTCAAATCTTGAAGTTGCTCTATTGATTTTAGATTGGTCTTCGGAAATAGCATTACCTACGATTTCCAAAAATTCCTGAGCTGGCACTTGGTATAACAAGATATGGAACCAGTTTATTAGGCCTTTGTTTGATTCATCAAACATTTCATCGGGTAAGGCAAATCTTATTTTTTCTACAATTTCAGGGCCTATTCTCAATTGCATCGGTTCGTTTGATAATACATCAACAGCACCTCTAACTTTTTCACGAACATCAGGGTTTTTAGAATGACCATGTCTACCTTTAGCCTCTTCTAATCCTTTGATTATCTCATGACATAAAATAGGGAAAATCATACCTGTAGCAACTATTTTTGTGTCAGGTTGTTCTTCTCCACCACCTTCTTCACCATCATCATCAGCATCTTCTAAAGATACTTTTCCTGCAACACCTTGTCCTGTCTGACTCATCATTTCAATCATTTGTTCCATGGTAAAATACATGAAATCATTGATTGCCATAATACCCAAATAGTCTCTGTATAAAGAAGGGTCGATAGCATCTAATCTTGCTTTAACATCAGGTTTTTGGAAAATGTAATGTCCTTTTTTCGCAGCACCTTGAATAATTGCGTTGATTATATTTCTCTTGTGTTTTTCTAATTCAAATTCTTCTTCGTCCGTTAAATCTTCGATATCAAATGAAGGAAATTCTAAGTTTTCTTTTTCATCATCATCTTCTTCCTCTTCATCTTCAGGTTCTTCAGGTTGATATCTAAAATCTGAAGTATCGGGTTGTTCACCTAAATGAGCCTCAATTTCATACCACCCTTCAGGAACTTCACCCTCTTCCAAAGAAGCGTCTATGGCTAATTGTTTTAATTCGTCTTTGTGTGCGGCCTCAATTCTCATGATATTAGGAAGTTTCCTCATCATTTCATTGTATACCATTCCCTGAACTTGTTTCGAACTAAGGTTCTCAATCCCAGTAACCTCTCTTAATTTATTAGCAACTTTTTGGAATCTATTACTAACAAGTCTTTGAACATCAGCAGCTCCTTTCTTCATAGCAGGATTTGATGCATATAAATTTTCAGGACTAGCCAATTTTCTTTCCAAACTTGGGTCCATTCTTTCTGGAGTATTTCCGTAATCTATTTGTTCTTTCAATTTTTTTGCCATGACTATTTCTGTAATAAATTAATAATAAGGTCAAGAACTTCATCTTTTGCTTGCTCAGGTGAAACTTTCTTAGCCTTTGGTGATTCTTTTTCACCTGGGTTTGGATTTTTTCCTGGATGACTTGGTCTTGGTTTAGTTGAGGGTTTTCCTGGTTTGGTCGTTGGAGAAGTTTTTGGTTTTGATGGTGCTGTTGCAGGACCAGCTTCTGCCAAATATTTTAACAACTCTCCTTTAGTAATCTTCGGAGGTAAATTTCTTTCTACAATTTTCATAATCTGATTTTCTAAAAACAAAGATACAGGATTTTTTCCTTCTCCCAATTGTTTTTTTACTTCTCTAACACATCTTTCCCATTTTCTTGATTTTTTAGGTCCAACTTGAGAATGACAAATAGAAAATGCATTTGATTTTCCTTCAAACATTCCCATTCCGTCAGTTTCGTCACCAAATCCATCATCAGATGATGGACCCACTTGTTTTGGGTCTTGAGTTTCGGTTTCTTTGTTTGGGTCCATAGTTACTTCTTCCTCTTCACTAACTTCTCCTTCAGCAGTTACGGTAACACTATCATCAGCATTTACTCTAACACTGCTTCCACCTGGAATTGATTGACCCTTGGCTTTCATCGCATTAACTTCTGATGCAGGATATGTTGTCTCTTTTTTTGTAACTGTAACAGCTTCTTTAGTTTCTTTTTTCTCAGCAATCATTAATCTCGAATGTAGAGTATTAACTTGAGATTCCGTTAATTTATGAACAGTTTTTGCCGATAATCCTTTTTCTATTAATTGAAGTGCTTTTAAATTAGTTTTCATATACAACTTTCTTTTCAAATTCTAATATCAAATCTCTTTCATAGAGTTTGTCTTTTATTTTTTGTTCCTCTTCTCCGAATCGGAATACAAGTCTTTTTTGTCCTTGTTCTTCCTCACTCTCCCAGGCTAACGCAACTACATCATCCATTGCGTCTATCATACAAAAAAAATCGGAGTTCTGAATCAATTCCAACTTTACATCAGTTTTTTTCAGAACTCCTACCTTTTTAATATATTTTAATTCAGGTGGAGTTGGGTAACCATTTGATGGTTTACTTTCCCAAGCTTCACCCCACACATCTAAACTATCTGAGAATATGAATTCGTAAAGGTTATCACCTTTATAGTTAGGTCCTAATCCATTTACGTAAATCAAATAACTCATATTACTAATCCTTCTGGTGAAATCTTAATTTGTTTTGTTTTATTTTCAAACACCAAATTTTTCTTATTAGTAATTCCAACAAATTGGAAATTGATATTCTCTTCTAAAAACTTTTTAGCTGCTAATTCTTGTTCAAATGTTTCTGTCATTTTCACAACATCTTTCATTTTTGTTTTAACAGTTTCCTTAATTTGTTGTTGTTTGTTTGCATTTCTTTCTCTACTTTCTAAAATTTCTTTTTTAGAAACTTCGAAATATTTTGAAATTACTTTATCAACTTTTGACTCTTTGAAAATACTATCGAAGATTGCTCCGTTACTTTCACCCATTTCAGGTTGAGCTTGGTCGATTTCAACATCCATATCAGATTGGATATCCTCTACTTCTGTATCATCAGTCATATCTTCACCGTCCATATCATCACCACCTAAGTCTTCAGAATCACCTTCAAACTTAGACATGATGTCTTCTTTATCTTCTTCAGAAAGTTCACCTAAATTTAAAGATGATAATACCATGTTGATAACGTATTTGATATCCTCAGAAGTCATTCCTTGTTCGTTATCTAATACTCTTACCTTTTGAGTTAATTTACCTGTAAGTTTTTGAATAGTTTTGAAAGTTACTTTTTCTTCAGATGAGTCAGAACCCATTTCGGTATCCATCTCAGCATCCATACTAACTTCTTCATCACCCATATCACCTTCAGCATCCATATCAAAA